GTTATAGATAGCGTTGGCATCATACACAGCTTCGTTGTAATAAGCTGCTGCACCTTCCGTTGTTATAGCATAATTGGAAGGATTAAAAACACCTACAGAGTCATCAAAGTCGTAAGAGACAGCTAGAGCAATGTTACTTGACCCTTCACCACGAAGAAACGTAGTGACATTGTAGAAGTTCTTGCGAATTGTAGGGTCTTGAAAGTAGTAATAAGGAGTCTGATACACTGAGAGTATTGGCGCTCCATCAAACGATGTGCCGCTTTCTTGAGCATACACTTTACCTGTTGCATCACCGTGAACAACAAACTCAGCAGCACCAACATAGCCGCTGGAAACACAGGTTGCTGGAATACCAAACAGTTGTCCAAACTCAAAACCAATACCCGCAGGGCTTTCACGCAATCCGCCCACAATACTGAAGTTACCTTCTGCTGGAATGAACATTCTGAACTGAGACTTCTTACGAATCACAACACTGGAGATTGTCTCAACGTCAATGTCTTCGGCAACAACGTCCTGTAACAGAGCGTTGATTGTGAACTGAATCCGTTTAGACACTGTCTCCAACTGAACGTCACCAATATTAGCTGTACCTGCAATGGGCCTGAAACCGTCTGGTCCAAGAAACAACAGATTACCAGCAATCTCGATAACACTGTCAGGAACAACACAACCTAAGTTGGTAGTTACTTCAGAGACAACAAAGTCTGCAATGTTTGTACCAGTCAAACTCTTGATGGCATTCTTACCGAAGATATACAACACATCTCGAAACTGCTTAATCTGTACAATTTCAAAACCTACGTTAATGACACCAGCACCATTAGCGGGGCTGTAGTCAGTCTCATTCAACGGAGCAGAGAAGTAGAGATTGAAAGGTTCTGAAGGATCGCCAGCAAGGAAGATGTGGTTCTTGTAGTTGGCAGAATACTTAGGGGAATTGGGAGCGTTAGCGTGTGTAATCTGAGTGTAGGTAGTGCCGTTATAAACAGCAGCAGGATTGATACCATCCGTCAACAATATCTTAGAGGCAGACCAATTATACTTAATGAATCTAACCTTCTTCACACCTGTCATTGTCACACTACCGGGGGTCGTGATAGCCGACCAAGACGATGTAGACGTTACCCATTTGTGGAAGTAAGCAGTGCCAGAAGCAGGAGTACGGCAAGCAAAGATATTGTCGTTAAGGTCTTCAGAAACCATCACACCCAACACAGAGCCAGTACCGGGGACAGTACCGTAGTTGTTGGAATATCCACTGATGCGACGATAACCACCAGTTGTTGATGGCTCGTAATTGATTAAAGAATAAGCAGAACCGGGTTCGTTCTCACCCTGTGTCAGCACATCCTTGTTTGTATTAAGGCCACCAATAGAGATGACCTTGTATCCATTAATGCGATCTGCCATTACATCACTCGTGGTGAAGACAATGCGTTGACAATCATTGTCGAGCGCATAGTGAAGGGTTCATCCATCAACAGGCGGCGCATTGTCTTGATGCCAGTTTCAAACTTATCACGATGAATGGCAGCGCTCTGTTCGTTAGAGCGATACAACATCATGTAAGTCATGGCACCATCAATGAGAACGTTGTCGAATCTGGAAGGTACGATGCATACGTCATCGGCATTCACCAAATCGGCAGGGAACTTCCAATACTTGTACTCAACCTCATAAGCCTGATCAGACTTTGGTGTGATACCGAAGAGGCCGTTCTGTGTTTGATAGACAGCTTCAGGAACACCATAACCACCAGCGCCTGTCTGATCTTCGACGGGCCGAGCAGTGTCCAAGTATTGTGTATAGCTCAGTACAGGTAATCGTTTTGGTTGGTTATTCGCTGTAGATAATTGTTTTAGATAGAACGATTCCCAATCAACACTAGAGAAGTCTGAAGGGAAAGCGTAAGTGGCTGTACCGTTGGTGGCAAGCGTCTGTGTGTTAGTCATCAAAGCAAAAGGCCACTCCTGAGCCGAATGCATCAATTCTCTAACAGATGAGTTGATAGCGATTTTGGCTAGAGCTTGGACGTTTCTAGCATTGTCAAAATCGGTAGAGTCCATTGTGACTTCACCCATTCTACGCAGCAATTCATTTGTTAGGGAAATATATGTTGACATAGTTATAAGCAAGAAAGGGGTGAGCCTTTGACGACCCACCCCATGAGTTACAGGCGATTAAGCCAGTTGGTCGCGGTCAACTTCGTCAGCAGATTGAGCGCCTTTGGAGCAGTCAACAACCACAGCCCAGACACGACCAGCGATAACGCCGGGTGCGCCAGAGATGGTAGTGACAACGTCAATGGTGTCAGCAGCAGCGATGAAGCCGGGAACAACACCACCCTTGTTGGTGTTAACAGCAGCAGCATCAAAGTTCAAGTCGTTAGCAAACACAGTGGTGCCGTCAGTGACGTCCAAGGTGTAGGTGGCAACGTCAGGCACAGCGGTGTAGTTCTGGAAGCCAGCAGCCAACACAGTTGTGCCAGCAGGAACAGCGATACCGACAGCAGTACCAGAAGAAGCAGCCAGAGTCACATCCTTCTCAAGCATGATGGGGGATGGACGGGTAGATTGAGAGACAAACATTTTGAGATTCCTTTAAGAGTTGATATAGAAACGGGGAAGCCTTTTGAGCCTCCCCTGTTTCATCAGGCAACGTTGTACTTTGCAGTAACGATGCCTTCAGGACGCAGGATTTTGCGACCATACAGGTGCATACCGCGAACGATGTCAGCGAAGCTATCGGGGTCACGATATGTCTCAGTCTTTGTCAACTGTTGAGCAGTTGCCACAGCAGAGTCATGACCAGCGATGATCACGCCGAAGTTGGTAGCCTGAGCAGAAGTGCCAGCAGTGCCGGGACCAGTACCGAGCTTAGGTGTGTTGTTCGACACATAGATACGGAAGCCGTGCAGGTTGTTCAGGATCAGGCCGTTTTGCAGACCGGAACCACCGAAGTCACCATTCAACAGGCGGCTGTCTTCGTCCTTCAACATCTCAACGAACACGGGGTCAACGACCAACCAACGACCTTGAGTGTCAACCAACTGCTGATCCAGCAGACGACCCATACGGGCAATCACGGTCAGAGGAGACACAGAGGTAGCGGAAGCGCCAGTAGCACCGGGGAAACGTGGAGACAGAGGGATGGAATCACCAGCAGTACCAGCAGTGGTCAGGTTGCTGAAGTTGGGACGGCTCAGCTTCATGCTCGACAACAGTTCGTCAGCACCAGCAGAGGCAACAGCTTTGGTGCCGGGAGCAGTGGTACGGGCGGTGTCGCCGTTGGCATGCTTAGCAGACTGCTGATAACCCGACAGATACGCCAACACGTCTTGGTCGTAGTTGTCACGCAGACGATAGGCAGCGCGGTCCGATGCCATCTGCATGAAGTTCACATGCGAATGAGCAGCTTCGATGTCGTCGATCTTGAAGGCGTAGTAGTTCGCTTGGTCAACAACCAAGGTGAAGTCTTCGTCGTCGAGGTCTTGAGCTGTGATCTGAGTACCACGAGCGTAAGCTTGGACGCTAACTTCAGGCTCTTTAATTATCTTGACCGAATCGCCCATATTAGCGATTTCACCGAAGTAATCGCTGTTGGTGATGTCTTCAACGGTAGAAGCTTTACGGAATGCAAGTTGTACTTGCTTGGAATAAATAACTGGAGAGAAATTTCCATTGGGCAGATTGGAATAGCCCGGTGCGGATGGGAAAGCCATGATAAGTTCCTTATAGATAAATGTATGGCATATACTAAAATACGCTCACTCAAGTTCCACAGGGCTGTATCAACTAGGTGTATGACAAACCTCTTCTAGCTAAAGAGGCGGACATAGGCTAGATCAACTAGGTTGTCTGCTTACTTACGTTATGCGTTACTAAACGACAAAGCTCAATAAACTGATCTTCAGTGTAATCAAGCTTCATCCTATTGATAGGAACACAGACCAGTTGGATGTTATCAACCGTATAGTCTTTGTTACTATCTACTCTGTCTAGGCTT